TCGTTCTGGCTTATAAGGCATAAGGAGAAACTATGTCCTTGATCATTCGCCAAGCGCTGGCTAAAAACGCGCAAGAAAAACGGGCCATGCAGGCTCAGTGGAACCACGTGCAGGAACTGCGCAACGCTGGTGATCCGGCAATGCAAGCATTCCTGCAAATGACCAACGCTGGCCGCAGCCCTGCCGAGGCTTACCGTGAGTTTGACGCGACCACCAAGATCGAAGTCAATCCCATGGGTGAGTTCGCAACCCTTACCCGCCTGATGCAGAAGGCTCGCCCGGTTAACATCGGCAAGACGCTGTACGAGTATCGCAAGAGCTCAGACATGGATAACGGTCAAACCTCCATGTCCGGTCAGATTGGCGTGAAGCTCGACCATACCGACTACGGTTACGCTGGTGTGATCGTTCCGGTGCACGACAAGGGGTTTGGTCGTAGCTGGCGTGATGTTGAAGCCATGCGCTCAGAAGGTTTCGATGCGCTGGTTGATGATGCTCGCGAAGCTGAACTCGGCCTGATGCGCACCATGAACAGCTTCTTGTTTGCTGGTAACGCTGGTTTGTCTGTTGACGGTCAAAAGTGGCTTGGCCTGACCTCTGGCTCCGAAACCACCGTTGACACCTACGTTCCGACCATTGATATCAGTTCTTCCACCGCAACCGCGATTGAGATCCAGACTGAAATCAAGGTGGCCCGTGACCGCCTGCGCATCACCAACAACTGCGTGAACCCTGTGCGCATTGGTGTATCTGCCGCAGCCATGTCCAACATGGAGCGCTTCGTATCTGCTGACACATGGACTTTGGGCACCATCAAAGACCTCGTGCTGAAGCTGGAAGGTATCGCGGAAATCTACATCGACTCCGCGCTGACTGGTGGCAAGTTCATCATGTACTGGGATGACCAGATGGGCCTGCATCCGGTTGTAGGTATGGGTATCAACACCTACGCCGTGCCGCGCCAGTTCCACAACAGCGATTTTGCTTTCGTGAAATGGTCTGCTGTAGGCTTCTGCGCCAAGACCAGCTTCTCTGGGAAAAAATGCGTTCTCTTTGGGAGCAAGTAAATTGAAAGCCCCCGCAGTGGGGGCTTTATTCTTTCAAGTTTAATCACGCGAGGTAATTTATGGCTGGTGGTAATGGCAAGCGACGCCGTGTTGCGCGAGAACCAGAGAAAGATGCGGTTCCTGTAGAGCAAGAGGTGCAACCGCTGTCAGGCGGTAACGGCAAAGAGCGCGAGCAGTGATATGAGCGTTAACGACTGGCTTGTGATTGCGATAACTCTAGTTGCGGCGGTGCGTCGAGACACTCTGATGTTTTGCATCATGATTGCCACGGTTGCGCACACTGTGATGGATTACGCTATAAACATGAGCGGCTATTCATACTACATCACAGCGGCACTTGTTGATGCTGTGGCTGTTTTCTCGATAGCTTGCATGTCTCCGGTCAGTCGTTCTGTTAAGGCTGTTCAAGCGCTTTGCGCCGCCTTTATTGCTGCTCATGTCTTTGGTCTTGTGTGGTGGTTCGCATATGAGCCACCATTTATCTACAACACTGCGTGTTCAGTGATATACGCCGCAATGCTCGCAATCACATTTTTCAAAGGGGGTGAGAAGCGTGTTAGAGCTGATAAAAGTGGTCAGCGCACTTTCTTATCTCGTATTGCTGTTCATGCAAGTTCGAAGGTGGTACGCGAGCACGAGGGTTCAAGATGACGAAGAAGCTGAAGAAGTTGGCGATTGTCGTGGCGATTCTAGGGCTAATCGGGATTGTGACGAGGGCGATAATTAACCAGAAGGGTGGGTTTACGGTTGCTCTGTCGATGATTGTAACTGGGCTTGCTGATGTGTGGGCTTGGCTGCCTGGTAACGTTGGCACCATCTCCGCCCTGTCTGGTATCGTGCTAACGTGGTGCATGATTGGCAAGGCCATCAGGGACGACAAGCGAGCGCAAGCAGAGCACGAAAAGAAGATAGCAATCGAGCAAGAAAAATCCCCCTGATGGGGGATTGGTTTTAGTATCCATTAAGCTGTCTAATCTTCGAATAAACTCGATAAGCTCGACCAATCACCTTGTTTCGAGTTTCAATCAGCATCTTGCGCTGATTGCGGCTCATATATGGACACTCTGGCATCCATACATTTCGAATGTGACGCATTGCTAGTGCTGTTTGGTGATCTCCGTATCGCTCAAATAAGTCTTCGTAATCAGTTGATTTACTCATACCACCTCCAACATCTGCTTTATGTAATTCTGTTCGTCGATTTCGTTTGCTCGCTTGCGGACGCAGTTTGCCTTATCAATGACGACATTGGCGCACACCTGCTTAAGCGAGTCGAACAGCTTCTTTTCTTCCTTGCTGTATACCTTTACTCGACCTTGCTTCACCTTCTGCGCGGCGGCTTTGATTTTCTCGATGCGGGTCATTGATTTCTCCTAGTTAGTTGACACAACCAAGATACCCACTCCATCAAAGGCTGTCAACAACCAACTTGTGCAAAACAGGCGCACTTAAGCCCATTTTATACAAGTAGGCCCGAGTGATTCCCAGCTTGTCTGCAAACTCGCCAACAGTAAGCGGTTTTTCGCTCATTGCTTTGTACTCTGCAATCACGTCGGCCCGACGCTCCGCCATTGTCTTGTAAACCTTAATTCCGCGCTTCATGGTCATCTCCATAAAATTGTTTGACTAACTGCAAGTTTACATTACATGCAAAGCTAATGCCAACTAAATAAATGTGGTATGATTTGCGTCATAGATACGAATTTGAGGGGCTTATGGCTGTCACGTTGACGCTTGAAGAGTTCAAGCAATTTCACCAAGAGGTTATCGCGCCGGGCGTGGTTATTCAGGCTTACATCGACTACGTGCAAGAGTTTATCGACGCTGGCGTTTGCTGGTCAGATAACATGACCAAAATCATCGGGTACAACCTGATTGCGCACTTTGTCACTCTGTCGAATGGTCGGCGCGTATCCAGCCAGCGAGCGCCTAACGGTGCGGCTCAGACGTATGACCTAGGCAAGGAAGGTAATGGTCTGTTCGCCACATCATACGGTCGCCTAGCAATGCAGCTTGATACCTGCGGCTCACTGAGCGGCATTGTTGATACCGGCATCTTCATTGGTGCGATTGGCGGAAGGAATGCGCCGCGATGAGCACTATCTCGAATTGGTCATACACCAGCATTGCCACCATTGTTCCGCAAGGTGTGCGTGATGAGTTTGGCGACGTTGTTGCTGGCACTCCATACGAAATCAAATGCACGTTTCGTATCGGTGGCGATAGGAAGTACACCGACAAAAACGGCATCGAATTCACGCCAGCAATGACGATATGGACTGAGCTAATCAAGCCTGACGGAACGCCATCACCCGCTCCAACCGTTAACGACACAGCTACCTGCCAAGGCGTGTCGTTTCCAATTCGCTCGGTTATTCAGGATGACATTTCCATGTTCGGCGAGGCTCGCAACGACTGGACAATTGTTTGTTGAGGTTAATATGCCGCTGAAAGGTGTTTCGCGAGTTAGGTCTAATTATGGTCGCGTAGTAAAGGATGTATCAGAAACAAAAACACTGAAGGTTGTCACTGCTGTGGTAGCAACAGGGGCGGCATGGGCAAAACTGTATACGCCAGTGGATACATCGGCACTCATCAATAGCCAGCTGAAGACGGTTGATTCATATGGAGGATATGTTGTTGGAAAGGTTTGGTATATGCAAAACTACGCTGTTTACCTAGAAGACCCTGATGGTACAAACCCATGGACTCCGCGCAAAAAGAAATCAGCTAAACCTCACTTCTTAAAGTCGGGTTTTGAAGATGATGGCCCGCAGACTGAAATCAGAAATATCATCCTTAATGGGTACAAGCTATGACCAAATTTGACCTGCCAGAATATCAAGTGAAAGAAAAGCTGGCGTCGCTCGGCCTGTTAACTGGTTATGCCGTGCAGCTTTCGGAATATGTCGAGCCAGTCACAGCAAGCGACAAGGTTGTGCTGATTAAGATTGATGGCGGCGTGGATGCAAATACCGATGTGTATCAATCGCCAACCATGTTCATTGCAGTATTCGGAGAGGTGAATGGCTCGCTCACGGCGCATCGACTTGTTGCAGAGAATATAAGGAAAGCGCTTATAACTGAAAGTTTGTATAATGATGTCTGTGGTGCGCAGTCCGTCACCAACGTGGTTGGCCCATACCGGACTGATACCGGTCGTCCGGTTTTTGAAGTTGACTTCACTTTAGTTTTTGGAGATTAAGATATGGCTAATGCTTTTATTGGCAAGTTGATGCCGGTTTATGTGGCGCTCCAGCCCACCAAGCCGACTACCGCCGCCGCAACGCAATATATCCGCTGGGGCGCTGTGCGAGATCGCGAATTCGGCCCAGAGCTGGATGAGGTGGACGCCACTACAGACACTAGCAACGGTGTATTCCGCGAGCAACTTTCCACCTTTGCAACCCACGACGTTTCGCTTTCTGGCGTAACATCAACCAAAGCGACTGACAACCTTGATGCAATAGAGAAATACTTCTATGACAGGATTGCAGCAGCTGAACAACCGGAGGTGTGGATTAAGATTTTCCGCCCATCAAGTCATGCAACTAATAAGTTCCGGTCGTATGAGTTCCCGGCGAACATGAAGACATTCAAGATCACCGGCACGTATGATGACGTGACAACTTGGTCTAGCGACATGTCAGGAACTGGCAATGTAACGGTTGCTGATGGTACGGCAACCGTTCCGCAAAACGGGACCTAATTTGTTTTTTGCGTGTTAATATAGCCCCATTCGTGGGGCTTTTTTATTGAGGATTTCATGGGGCCGATTTTATCCATAGGACAGCAGGCAATTTTATGTGCCGGAGAGTCGCACACGTTCACGCCTTCGTTCCGGAATATCGCGGCTATTGGCGAGCCGGAGCAGATTGTTGATTATTACAATTACCTAACGTCAGACAATGCCGATACCGTGGCGCTGTGCTCGATGGCTTATGATGTTATGTCGTCCTGCTCTGACCGTGAATTGCCGAAAGGCTTGCTGTGGGAAACTGCCAATTCATGGGACGGTTCGCGCGTGGTAATGGTGAAAGGCAAGGTCGATTTATCGGCGCAGATATTGATGGCGGTTGACCTGCTTTACATGGGGGTTATCGGAAAACCGTTCATGATGAAAGAGCAAAGCAAAGGCAAACCCATGCGCGAATTCGACGCGGCCGAGTTTGTTGGCGCTGCCGTTGCGCACCTTGGAGTGCCAACAGAATCAGCGTGGAGCATGTGTATGGTGGATTTTCAGATCGCCATGAAGTCCAAATTCCCAGATTTGTACCAGCCGGATTTGCCATCTGCTGCTGAGATAGATGCGCTATTTGGCGACACCGACCAGCTGTTATAATGAACATTCAAACGAATCACGGAGGCCGCGATGGCTGAGCAAGTCGGTAGCATTGAGTATTCTGTCAGATTTGAAGTTGCCGAAGTGCTCGCTTCGTCAAAGACATTCGAGAAGTCACTAGACCAAGTTGAGAGCGCGGCAGCAAAGGCTGATAAGATGATAGCTGAGCTATCAAAAGAAACGTCTGGGCTTGGCACAAAAATGACGGCAACGGCGGCTGGAGTTAAGGCGGCAGCATCCGGCATGGGTAACATGCGCGGCATGGCTCAGAACCTTGGCTATCAGTTGCAGGACGTTGCAGTTCAGGCGCAAATGGGGGCTTCATGGTTCACCATCATAGGTCAGCAGGGTTCGCAGTTGCTTTCTGCCATCGGCCCAGCTGGTGCTATAGCAGGTGCGCTGCTCGCTGTAGGTGCTGCCGCTGGCTCTGCGCTAGCCCCATCACTAATGAAGGCAAAAGACAGCGCGGCAGACCTTGAGGTTGCACTTGATGACCTGAAAAAGGTGGTGGGCACCACCGCTGACGATACGGATGTTTTAACTGAGCGCGTGCTCAAGCTGGCAGCTGCAAATAGAGAGGCAGCAAAGACTGAGGTTGCGCTAGGCATAACTAAGGCCAAGGATGCGATTGCAGCATCTTCCGACATCATAGGTGAGGCGATAACAAAGGCTGACGGATGGACTAACGCCACCGGCTCAATGTCGAAAGCCGTATCGCAACTGCCAGCGCTTGCGCAGATAATGGATCGCTTCGGCGTATCTCAAGCTGAGGCGCTTGATGGAAATATCCCAGCGGAGTTCCAACGCAGGATAGAGGCGCTATCTACTTATATCGGAACTCTTGGCGAAGAGTTTGGTATGACTCGCTCGCAGGCGATGCAATTTGTTCAGGCAGCTGATGAGTTCACAAGACTGAAAACGCCAGAAGCCGCAACAAAACTCGCCACCACCATAAACTCAATAAACGAGGCCAATGGATATGCGAACCGCTCGCTTGTTGAGCTTGGCGCGGCTGTGGGTGAAAACACAAGGACGATGCAGGATGCGGCTGATAAGGCCAACATCCTAACCAATGCGCTTGGTGGAATAGAGCAAGCGGCAAAGCAAAGTGAAGAGGCTATCGCCAGAAATTCCAGCGCCATAAAAGGGTTGATTGAGTCAGCCACCATGGAGGCTGAGACCCTTGGCAAGAGTGAGCGAGCCAGGGCCTTGTATGTGGCTGGATTGGCAAAAGCTAAACAAGAAGAGCTTGATGAGATAAACAGGCAATACGACAAGATAGAGGCTTTTGAGAAGTCACAAAAGGCACAAAAGGATGCAGAATCAGCCGCAAAGAAGGCTGCATCAGAATCTGAATCAGCTCAGAAGAAACTAGATTCGCAATACCAAGCCAACGAAAACTCGCTCAAGCGAATGGCTCAACAGCTAACCATTGCTGGCCTGTCTACGCAAGGACTTGCTAGAGATGCGGCTCAACTTGCGGCGGCTTACAGTCTTGGCGATACGGCAACAGAGGCGCATATAGAACGAGCCAGAGAGCTTGCTGGTGCTCTGTTTGATGTGAATGAGCAGAAGCGCACACAGAAGGAGATAGACAGCAGGAATAAAGAGCTAAAGCAGAAATTCGACCCAATAGCCAGCACAAGTGATAAATACGCCGAAGAAAGCGCAATGCTGCTTGAGGCTAGGCAGAAGGACATTATCACCGAAGATATGTTCCAGATGCAGAAGGACGCGCTTGCAACTCAGTACGAGCAGAAGAGGCTTGCAGCAGCAGAGGAGCTGTACCGCGCACAAAGCGCAGGTAACGCCTTCGTGATGGACTCCGTTAACGCTCTTGGTCAGGCATCAACTAGCACCATTTCAGGCTTGCTGTCTGGCACAATGAGCGCAACTGAGGCGATGCAGAACTTTGCCAACATCATCCTTAATCAGGCGGTTGGTGCGCTTGTTGGAATGGGCATTGAGTACGTCAAGCAGCAGCTATTGCAGCAGACGATGGCAGCATCTGCTTCTGCGGCTCAGGTGGCAATTGCTGCCACAACTGGGGCTGCCATTGCGTCAGCGTATGCCCCTGCCGCCGCAATGGTTTCGCTCGCCTCGTTCGGCGCTAACGCTGCTCCGGCTCAGGCCGGCATTGCCGCAACAGTTGCCTCAGCTTCTGGCTTGGCAGTTGCTGGCGGTCGCCAATTCGGCGGCCCAGTGAATCCTGGCTCGATGTATCGCGTGGGTGAGGGTAACGCGCCAGAGTTGCTTTCTGTGGGTGGTAGCAATTACATGATTCCGGGTTCGCGCGGTCAGGTTACGCCGATGGATGGTGCGAGTGGTAGTGTTACCTTCAACATCACAAACAACGCTTCGGATATGGTGCAAACCCAGCAGTCATACGACCCAGAGACGCGCACGGTTGAGCTTGCTATTACGGCTGTTGCGAACCAGATAAACTCAAGGACGGGTAAAGTCGGGGCTGCGATGAAGAGTGCTGGGGCGTATAACAGGCTGGGTGGGTAGAAAGAAGGGGCCATCGGCCCCTATTTTGAGAATTTTTTGCAGAAAAAATCTTTTGCTTTTGATAATTCAACCTCTGGGTATGCGCAGTTTTCATACGAAGAGATCT